AGGTCCATAACCATGTAAAGATATGGCATCCCAACCAGTCTTTGCATACTTTGTTTTTACTTTTGTCATTTCTAAACAATCTAGTAATATTGCAACTGCTTCTAAATCACCTTCGTGTGGTGTTAGATCCAGTTCTTTCATTATAGGTCTACTCATTTTATTCTCCTTGTATTCGCCATTTAGGATCTCTAGGCACCCAATTGTTTGGTGTCTCTTGATAGTCTTTCTCGTCTAATCTACTCCATATCTCATCAAAAGATAATGTCATTATGCCAAGTTTTTCTTCTATATGTGTCATAGCGTCTTGTAATTGTTCTCGATTAAATTCTTTCTTTCTTTGAAAATCATAATACTCTTTTAACTTTTCATACTCATCTAAACTAATCACAATTCATATTCAAAGTTTTGTGTTTCTGAATTTATGCTGATTAACTTTGCTCCATTTGATATATGAAAATGTGTTGCCATAGGTGTTAGTGGAGAGAGTGTTATTAATCTTTTTGTGCCTGTTCTTATGTCTTTATTATACTCTAATAACTTGTTTATTATTTCTCTACCTGCACCTCTTTTTCTAGACCATACTGTATATGCTACAGCAATCTCGCCGTATCTATTATCTTGACAAGCGACTTGGCTCATATAATCTAATTCTTTTACAGTTTTAGGAATCTCATTTGTAAATGCCACACAAACTATTGCTTCAATATTATCTTCATATTTTAAACCATAGATTTTTCTCTGTGCAAATAAACGCCAATCTAAATCTAATTCTGGTCTTACAGGATCCTCTGATACATCTATATCTGTTAGTTCAACTAACTCTGTACCTTTTACCCATTTGAAAAAATTACTAACTTTATCTTTTATATTGGTTTTCATTTTTTTCTCTTTCTAAAAAATCTTCGCCATAACGCTGATCTTGTCATACTAACAATTGTAAATATAATTGCAATACCCATACTATCAAGTATTGTAGGATGAAGGTCAAATAGTGGAAATATTGTCAATTGTATGATAACTGCTAAAAAGAACCCACTACCGACATCTATAACACTTTCTACTATATCTCTACTAATCTTCATTTTTTGGGGGAAAAACAGTCTCATAGCCGCCGCTAGGGACGGTTTTAGAGCTGTCTGTGTATGATAGTACCCTCTAGTTTTCGGCATTTTTACTTGCAACCTCTTCTCTTAATCTTTGTTGTTGTCGTCTAATTGTTTGTTTAATTAATTTTGCTTGTGCCTTTTTACCTCTATCTAGTTTCATCTTACTTACTAAATCGGTAAATATATATCCGTTCATGTGTTCGTTTTCGTGCTGAAATATTCTTGCTGACATGCCATGTAGATATTCTTCAACTGTTTCACCGTTCTCATCTGAGTATTGTACATTCACCCATTTAGGTCGATTAATCATTAAGAATAAAAAAGGAAAAGATAAACAACCCTCTTTCATATTAACAGTCTCTTGACTAAAATCTTTAATAAGTGGATTGAAACAGTTTCGTACTTTACCATTTTCTATCTGAGGATGACCGCCCATAACAAACATACGAAATGGTAAACCAACTTGATTTGCAGATAGGCCTATACCACCATATTTGACCATACTATCGTGCATTTTTTGAGATAGTTCTGCTCTATCTTTCATTTTAAACTCTTTTAGCATATCATCTGTATATGGTGCGATCTTCATTAATAATCTAGGATCGGTAGGTGGTATTAGAGGAAAAGTCTTATGATCTTTTTTCTTTAAATATTTGTGCATATCAGTAATATGCTCTGTTGTTTTTTCTTTGTCTGTTTTTAGAATAGGTGTCTTACCACTTTGTATATTTTCGTAGTGTTTAACTGCCTCTTCTACCTTTGCTGGGGTTAGTTTCTCTGCCATTATTCTACCATCCTTGTAAAGTTTTTATATTTCTCAAACTTCATAACTCTAGGGAACTTATCTATTAGAGTATCGCCTTTATGAGATATAACAAATACATTTTCTTTTGCCATTGTAGTGTGTAATATTCTCATAAACTCGTCTGTGCCTGAGGTATCTAGCGAACTATCAAATATTTCATCTAGTATTAATAGATTTGTATTAGTTGAATTTTTAAGTTTAGCAATCTCTCGCCATGTAAATAATATTGCTAAATCTATTCTTAACTTTTCACCCTCACTAAATGAATGATAGTTAAATTCGTCTCTATGTCTAGACTTTATCGTTTCGTTAAATTCTTCGTCTAAACTAAAATTAACAAAGAAGTCCATATCTGCTAGATTCTTATTTATTAGTTGATTCATAATAGGTAAATACTGTTTAATTATTTTAGTTTTAATACCTGTATCTTGCATAAGATGTCTAGCCGTATCTATATAAACTGCTTCTTCTTTTTGAGATAGTTTGTCTGTTTCTAATTCAGTTAGTCTTTCTCTTAATTGGTTTAGTTCACCAGTTTGTTCAGCTGTAGATACTTTTTCATCTCGTAGTTCTTCTATTTCTTCTCCTAGTTTCACTCTTTGTTTTTCTATTTCTTCGATAGATGTTTCATAGCGATTTATCAATAACTCTTTTTCTCTAATCGTTACCATTGTTTTATTGATTGTATCTAGTTTCATTTCACTAGTTTTGATTTCTTTATCTATCTGACCTAAAGCACTTTCTAATTCTAATACCTTTTCTTTTTTCTTGCCTATCATTGTAGATTTATATGCCTTATCAATCGCTTGTTGACAAACAGGACAATCATCATGTGATTCAAAGAAACTTAAATCTTTTTTATGTTTACTACAAGTGTTTTCTAACTTTGCTTCCATGTTATGAAGTTTTTTATGTTTATCATTTATTTTTGATTGATCTATCACTTGTTTTTGTAATTCAGCAATATCTGTTTTAACTTTTGCTATATCTAACGAATAGTTTGATATATCGGTTATACATTTATCTAACTCTGTTCTTTTAGATTCTACTAAATCTTTACTACGATTGCTAATATCATCAATGTATTTTTTCTTATCTTCAATCTTGTTATCAACTATTTGTTGATTAAAATCTGTTTGTTTGATTATCTCATCATGATTTTTTTGTTTTTCTCTAAATAATAAATTCATTTTAGAAAAGATTTCTATATCTAATATTTCTTCAACAACTTGTCGTCTATGTCTAGCTCTTAGTTGCATGAATGGCACGAAAGAAGCATTACCTAAAATTACAACTTGTGTAAATGATCTAAAATTTAATTTAAGTATTTGTTGTTCTAAATGTTTTTGATAATCTCTTTGAGCTGCGTCTTGATTTAGCATATCACCATCACACCATATCTCAAATATGTTTGGTTTGATACCTCTTATAATTTTATAATCTTTTTGACCTACTACAAACTCAACTTCTACGACACATTCTTTTTCATTAATAGAGTTAATTAGTTGATCTTTCTTAATATTACGAAATGGTCTTTGAAATAAACCAAAACATAGTGCGTCTAACATAGTAGATTTACCTGCACCGTTTTCACCTACAACTAGTGTTGTCTTATGATTAGCCAAGTCTATTTCTATAAACTGTTGACCAGTAGATAGAAAGTTTTTATATCTTACTTTCTTAAATGTTATCATATTTTATATCGCTATCTTGTGCCTCTACGAACATTTCTTTAATCATAAGTTTCAATCTATCTTTATCTAAATCTACTGGCAATTGATCTACATAATTATTGACTAGTGTTATTGTATCTTCAGAACCTTCAACTATGTCATCACTTACATTTGCTTGGTTTAGATCAGAATAATCTTCTAATATTTTTAGTTCATGAACATTAATTTTGTTATATAATTTATCAAGTAGTCTATCAAACATTTGATTATTCTTTTTTGTCGTAACAACTAACTTTACAAACTTTTGATCGTATTCGTTGATATCAATCTTATCGTAATCTATAACATCATCATGATAATTTAATCTTAAAAATATTGTATATGGATTCTCTATAAACTCTAACTCTCTTGTTTCGGTATCAAAGATATGAAAGCCTTTTCTGTTTGCATAATCTGACCATGTCATTTCATATTGACTGCCTAAATAAAACACTTGACCGTCATCACTCTTATGATGAAAATGACCACTAAAAACTTTTTCAAATCTTGATACAATAGACTTATCGTAACCGTGTGTTTGCACCATTTTATCTAACATTCTAAAACCATTTAGATCAAAATGACCCATACAGATTTCAGCAGGTGCTGTGTTCAACATTTCTAGACATTGTTTTTCATTTTCTGGATTCATCCAAGGCATCATTAAAATATTTAAACCATCAAAGTTTACAACTTTAGGTTCTTCATAAATAAATGGTTCGTTGATACCATCAGGTGCTGTACATAGTTCTTGAACAGCATTTACTTTATTTGTATTACGATAATAGATATCATGATTACCTATCAATATATGAGTATCGATTTTATCTTGCCACAATCTCTGCATAAACTTATGTCTAAAATTATGAGCGATTCTATAATTAATATATTTTCTTCTATCTACGACATCACCTAAATGTATAAGTGTTTTTATATTATGCTCTTTTAGATATGGGAAAAATACATTATCATAAAACTTATAAAAGTATTCATCAAATATATTACTATCGTTACGAGCCCCGAAATGGGTATCGTTTAACAATGCTATTTTCATATTATTTTTTAGTCGGCTCTTCTTCTTTTAAATTTCTCTGTAAAAAATCTAACAATTGGCTCTGATATTGTTGATCGTCTCCTTGTAATTGATCCATCATATTTTCTACACCTGTATTTGCAATTAATTTAGATTTGATTTGTATTTGTTTTTTTTCTTTCTGTATTCTTCTTATAAATGCGTAATATATTATTTGTGTAAAATATGCGAATGGATTTTTACTTTTATCTGGATTAAAATTATCCATATATTGTAAACAGTTTTCAATACCATCACTAATCATATCGTCTCTGAATGTGTAATTAATAAAGTTTGGTCTATAAGATAAGTGATTAGCAATCTTTAGAAAACACTCACCAATATAGTTTGTAACATCTGGTTTTTTTCTATTTCTATTCTTTGCTTTTTCGCACCTGTCTCGATACTCTATCATCGCTTCAAGAAACTTTTTATTATCTACATAATGAGGTTTTTCTTTTGCTTTTTTCATAAACTTATTATACTATATTTTGTATTAAAACGCAAGCCTTTCAACTAATTTTTTTGGTGTGCTTGACAATCCTAGGAATGTGTGTATAATCGACTATGTAGTCGCTGGGGAGAGTAGCTATAGCTAGTGTAAAGTAACTTTAGTTTCTTCTGGATAATACTCACCTTCTTCATCTTCTTTCTCACCTATTCTTCTATCTATTTCATCTGCTATTTCCATTATCTTTTTTATTTCTTCTTCAGAATAAGCAGTTTTAATTTTTGTAGTTTGTAGTTTTCTTAATATTACTTCATAATAATTTGCTAGTTCTTTTGCTGCTCTTGATATTACAACTATTTTATCTTTTGGAATTACATATAATTTATCTGTGCTAAAAGGCACCCACGGTGCCAAAGTATTATCGTCTTTGACGCCATACTCAGTCATTCTTGGTGTTGTAATTAATTGTAATGGATTTTGTATTCTTAGAAAATCTTTATCTAATGAAATACTACCAACTATCGTGCTGCCGTCTGTTAATTTAACAATACGATAATCTGTTAAATCATTTGGTGCTTTCTTTAATTCTTTTTCCATACTAATATTTATCTATTCTTTCAAGTCGATATTATGAATTTCATAATCAAACTCTTCCTCTGTATAGATGTTTATCCTCTCTTGAAAATGTTTTAGTGTAAAGTTTTCTTTTGATTTATAAGTTAGATCGTCAGCAATATCATACAAAGTAGCACTAACTTTATTGTCGCCTAGTCTTAATCCACGACCGATACTTTGTAAGTTTCGTATTCTACTCTTTGATGGACTTGCAAAAATAATATTGTGTAAATTTTTTATATTAACACCAGTAGAGAATGTGCCATAACTCGCAACTATGATGGCATCTTTTTCCTTTTCCACGATGCCTCTTATTGCTTCTCTTTCATCAGCTTCAACACCACCAAAAATATAAAAAACTTTTCGGTCATTATCTGCTTTTTCATCAATTATTTTATGTAAATTTTTACCATGTTTTTCTACTAGTTGAAATAAAACTAAAGTATTACCTTCTAATTTTAAAGATAAATTACGAATAAAATTTTGTCTTGAATTACTACCTACCAAATAATCTATCTCATCTTGATATTTACCATTAGCAACTATCTTACTATTTTCCTCTGTGTGTTTTAGTATTAAACATCTAACAGTAAGGTTTGATAACTGTTTTTTATCCATAAGTTTTCTAGTTGATGTTACTTTATTTACAGCACCAAATAAACCCTCTAATACTAGTTTATGTGTTTGAGCACCATCTAATGTTCCTGTAAGTCCGACACGATATTTACAGTCTATAAGTTTAGTCATGATCTCTGTCAATGATTTAGATTTAAATAAATGAGCTTCGTCACCAAAGACAACACCAAATTGTTCAAAGTATTTTTTAGGCAGTTTATATAAACTCTGCCATGTAGATATCAAAACTTTTTTATCTGTTTGATTAGAGTATCCACTATATAATCTATGACAATATTTTTTAACATTCCAACCATACGATTTAAAATCAGAATACATTTGTTCAACTAATGATGTAGTAGGAACGATTAATAAACATCTACTATTTTCTTGATCTTTAATTAAATGAGAGTAGTATCGAATAAGTGCATATATTATAAATGATTTACCACTTGCAGTAGGACTTAATAATAATGTTCGATTGTATTTTAGACTATGATATATAGCGTCTATTTGATAATCTCTAGCTTCAAAACTTTGACCTAGACTATTAGAAAATTTTGTAACAATATCTTTATCTACTTTGTTTTCTATCTCTACATCTTTGCCAGTTACGATCTGATAACCTCGTTCTTCGGCAAAGGCTCTTATGTAAGGATATAAACCAAAATATATTTCTTTTGTTTTCTGTGAATATAATCTTATCTTGCCATCCCACATACGATTACGAAATGCAGGCATAAACTTATAACCTGGTACGTAGAATGTAAAGAACTCTGATAACTCTCGTTGAATGTTTGGATCACAATCAACGGTTATATAGACTTCGTTTTTCTTTTCAATTATTAGAGTATCCATGTCATTATGCTATAGCGAACACCACTAGTTACTTTTTCTACTTCATGAGGAAACATAAAGTTTGATGGAAAGACAACAGCAGAACCTTTATCTTTGTCTAGTTTTTCGCCACATAATGTAAACTCACCACCACCGTAATCATCATTTAAAAATATTAATGATGTTAGATGTGGATAGCCTTGTTTTTGACCATGACTATGATGGATATTATCTATATGTTCTTTCATAAAACCACCTGTTTCATAACAGTTGATTCTAAAATGTGTGTATTCTTGTATTTTTATTTTATTATGTGCCTTGATATAATCATTTACTGCTGTTTCAAATCCTTGTTTTATTGTTGGATAACCAAACATATTTGGGCCTATCCAAAATTCTTTCATATCTACTTTAGATGTTCCTGTTACACTATTCGTAGTAGAAAAGGTAGAAGTTTTCCACCTTATAAATGTATCTTTATTGTAATGTGCAATTAGATTATCACACGCTGTTGGTCCTAATACTCTAGGATAGTAATAAATAAAATCAGAAATCTGCTGACTGGAACTCATGATGTTCTCCTAACTGTCCTTTGACTTGTATATTCCATGCTATACTTATTCTTTTATTAGACGATTTATTTTGTTGTACCCAATGTGGCAACCATGAAGGAAAAAATATTGCTCTGTTTGTTTTCGAAGCATAACTTAAAAGACTAGAATTATCCATAGTTGTTTCTTTTTTTCTAGGCACTATAACATCAGCTGCAGGTCTAGGATCATGAAACACTATACTCGCACCTTGATCTGACTGTAAATAATATGTGCCACTTAAAAAATTATTTGAGTGTGTATGAACTGGATGACTTTCATTATTTTTTAAAACATTTGCCCACATATCAGTAATAGCAATATCTTCAACATCATAAGATAAATCTTTTAATATTCTTCGACTAGTTACTAATACTAATTCTGCAAAATATTTAAATTCTTTTTTAGTGTGTAGATCAGCAGATTTAGTTTGCCAATTATTATCATAATCTCTATTAGTCCAGAGATCAGATATATATTTTTTCATACCAGAAACAATACCAACTTCTGCTGTCGTTGATTGTGGTATAAACTCATCTATTAAAAATAGATTAGTTGCGAATATTTTTTGATGTTCCATAAAAGATATAACTCCCGTTTCTATCCCATTGAATATATTTCATGGGTATTAGTCTCATGTACCATGGTGTAGGACGATCTGTCATATCGTTCCATAACTCATAAACTCTTCCGTGTTTACCTACTTTAGATAAACCCACACAGGCAGGATAACTATATTGCTCCACTTGTAAACTTCTTCCACTCTATTGCATTTTTAATTAAAAATGTTCTATTGTTTATACTTCGTAAAACTTGTTCAAGATAAGTAACTACTTGTTTTAGATATGCGGCTTTTTGATCTGCCTTTTGTAATTCATCATCTGAATCCATATAGATATGAACATCTGCTTTTAATACTTTTAGATCAAATGGCTTCTCTCTATAAACACTAGGATCTGCTTTACCAGTATAGTATTCCCATTTTTGTCTTTGCATTGTTTTATGTTCGTATTCTGCCTTTTTTAGTAATAAAGAAAACTTATTATAATGTTGTAAGTATTTGTTGTGTAGTAAAGGTATTTTAGTTGATTCAGTATCTAATTCAGTATCATCAAGTTTAAAATCTCTATCTACTTGTTGTTGTAATTCCTCTAATGTCATACGGATATTATATCACCTTTTGGTTGTTTTGTCAAGGCTTTTCACCATTTCTTTTTGTGTAATATATTCAATATTATCACACTCTTTCCACTCATCTATTTCACAATCAATTTGTGTTGTGCCAATAGTATTAAGATTTACTTTGTAAAACTTGACATCTTTAAATTTATTAAATGTATTTTTATGTTGTAGTATCCAGTTATAAGTTTCGTCAGGATTATTTGGTCTAGCATAATCAGCTTCTTTATCAGCATAACAATTTGTACCAGCATATACATTGTTTATTTTATTATCTAAACTATATAAATCATGACCTATAATATAAACTTCTTTGGCACCCAATTCACACGCAAGATGAATGCTTCTTGAGCCTGTTGCATAAGCAAAGCCATCTACATCTGGTTCTATATTTTGTACTTTGTCTTTTTCTGTAACACCAGTGATATAAGTTATACCTAAGTTATGACCTTTTGTTAGAGTAAAAACACCATCAGCACCGTGATACACTACATCCATACTATCTTTCCATTCAATATCAGTTTTATCTGCCATTGTTTTTAACATTTCTTTTGCAACAAAAACTGGCACAGGTGTCCAGTATCCTAAATAACAATTGTGTTTATGTGCATATCCTGAACGATATATTTCATGACTTATTCTTGAATCTAATGCTACTAAAATGTCTGGTGAAAAATCTCTGTAAAGTGCGTTGCAACCTATGATGGTGCCATATTTTCTAAAATCTTTTAGTGATAATTCTTTTCTAGAATTACCATTACCAAAGCAAAATGCTTTCTTCATTATGTATCATCCTATATTTTATTATGTAGTAGATATTTGTACAATATCATAATTCATATATTGAAAACTTACAGAAGCTTGTATGTAATCAATATCTGTTTGTCTTACATCATAACTTAAACTTGTTAGAGATGTAGGATAAACATTTTGAAATCTTATTTCTGTCTTTGCAATATTCTTACTATTCAAAACAGTTAGTGTTGCGTCTGAGTACGTACCGCCTTCAGCAAGAGGTGCTGGTGTTGCTACACCAGGCACAATTGAACCTGCAGTTGACCCTGGAAATCTATCTGAACCTTCAGTTTGTAAGTTTGCAAATTGTGTGTGATTATTAGGAAAACCTAATGCCAATAACCAATCATGTATTTCTTTATAGTTATTTAAATTTTCATCAACAATAAATGATAAGTCTAAAGGTGAGTATGAAATTTTATCACCTGGTATTGGTATATCATATAAAGGTGTAGTTTGTGTTGCATTACCTAAAGATATGCCTGGTAGATTAGCACTCTGTACAAAAAATTCAACTAATGGTAGTTTAGACATTTTAAATCTAAACTGTACAGGACTAGCATAATCTCTTTTAGACGGTTCTCTATTGATTACATTTGTTGTTGTCATACTACTATTTATAAGAGAAAAAAGAGGCTAAAAAAAAGGGGCCGAAGCCCCTTTTTAATTTTCGAGAGGAATCGAAATTACATAATGTTTGTAACTTTAACTCGTCTGTAATATAAGTTTTGTGCTGAAGCAGCTACTGCGCCAGAGTTATCTAGTGCACCAGTACCAGCAGAAGTTGCGAAAGGATTTTGAACCATTCCGTATCTAGTTTTAAAACCAATTTTTGGTTGGAAACTATTCTGACCAACTGCTCTCACCATTTGTAGTGGAACATATGGGCAGTAGAATAAACCAGAATCGTAAGGTGAAGTTCCTTTGTAACCGATTACATAGTATTGACTTGCAGATACGTTAGCAGCATATGGGTCTACATATACTCTAAACTTACCATTAAGTACACCTGCGAAGGTGTTACCTGTGTCATCTACGTTTAAGTTTGAGTTTAACGCAGGAGCGTAATCTAAAACACCAGCCATTTGTAAAGCAGAAGCAACATCAGCTGAACATAGTATGATGTTACCTTTTCCTCTACGAGTTTGTTGACCGATAGCGTTAGCGTCTCTCTCTAATTGATACATTAACCCTTTGAATTTCTCAACTGACCAACGACCATTTGAATCTGTGTCTAAGTCAAAGATACCAGCAGTTGTTGTATTTACTTGAGCGCCTGATTTAGCGTGTGAGTAAATAGTTCTAACTACTTCTCTGTTGATCTCAGATAAGATTTCACTTGAAAGGATGTTTGCAAGTTCTGTTTCAGCGTCTAGACCGTGGATTGCTTTTAAGTCTTGAGCAAGTTCCATAGTGTACTCTGCTTTTAGAGCTCTAGATTTTGCAGTAACAGTTACCTTGTCGATTGAGAATGCCATTTCAGCAAACTCATCAGTTCCATCACCAAGTGTTTCTGCCTGAGCAGTAGTCATACCAGAACCAGTTGTGTAAGTTCCAGCAGATGGTGAATCGTTTAGTGTTGCAGGGTTTGTACCTGATTGTGCGTCAGGTGATCCTGTGTCGCCAGCAGCGTCTCTTGCAGAAAAGTCTGTGTCTGCTTCATTGAATAGTGCTTCTGCACCAGCCTGTGAACCAAATCTTGACTTCATAGCAAAAATAAGACCTGTTGGACCAGTCATTGGTTGTACGCCACAAATATCGTAAGCGATAAGATTTGGCATAGCTCTTCTGACTAATGATATTAATACTGGATCAAAGTTATCCACAGAAGAACCAGTTGCGTTTGCAGGTGCAGCCTCAGACATAAAGCTTCGGTCTTCCCTAACTGATTTTTCTTGGTTTTCTAAAATCACAGTAGTTACAGCTCTTTTATAAGCATCTTCGATTTTTGGCAAATCTGGATGTTCTAGGACTGGCTGCCACTTTTCCTGTAAGTTTTCAGTAAGATACATTTTTATCTCTCCTTGTTATTTACTTTTTTAAAAAACATTAACTCTATCTATTGATAGCCTTAAGGTTCTTAGATATTGCGGCTGTATATGCAGCCATAGCATCCGAACTTGCTTCTACAGCAGGTTCATTCGCCGCCACAGAATCAACAGAATCTTGTTCTGTTACCTCTGATTTTGTTTTAGGGAAATAAGATTCTTTAATAGTCTCTAACTTTTCCTTAAACTTTTCAGCACTATCAAACTCAACATTTTCAGCCATAGAGACAAACTTCTCTGTTTCTGTATCTGTTAAATCTTCAGATACTTCAGCAATTGCTTCTCTCTTGTGTAGATCAGAAACTTCTTTAGAAAGATTTACATTTTTTTCAATCTGTTCGTTAAGTTTAGATTCTAAATCTTTTGTTTGATTTGTTAAGTCATCAAGTACGTTATATTTTTCTTCTGGAACATCAATATAATGTTCTTTGAATAAAGATTTAAGACCAGTAATGAAGTCCTCAGCGATTTCGGTTCTGATACCTCTTTCTACTGCGAGTTCGTTTTCTTTCATCCATTCTTCAACAACATAGTTTAGATACGAATCAACTTTTTCAGTCATCGCTTCTTTTATTGTTTCAGATTCTTTTGAAAGTTTATCTTCATACTGAGCCTCTAGTACTTTAACCTGTTCTTGTATTCTTGTCTTAACAGCAGTCTCAAAGATTGTTGCAGCCTTTTCCTTAAATTCTTCGGATAGGTCTGCGTCTGTTGAAACTAGTGCCTTAACATCATCAGATAGGTCAATATTCATTTCAGTAGATTCCTCTTTAGTCTCAGCAATTTCTTCGCCTTCAACCTCAGTTTCTTCTTCCTTCATGCCAGCAGGTTTCTGATCTTTTGGTAAAGATCCGTCCTTTGCGTCTTTATTAACCTGGTCTGATACTTTTTTTACCTTGTCCACAGCTGTTTGGCCATCAGGGTCAGTAGGTTTAACTACTGCCTTGCCCAAATCCTCTGCGTCATTTTTTAAGGGAGTAGGTTCAGCTGCAACAGCGTCTTTGTTTACCGCAGACTTAATTTGCTCATCAACTGCTTCTACTTCTTTTTTTACTTCGGTTTCAGACATTCGGTCTCTCCTTATTAAAAATTAATTAATTTTTTCTTTACTATTATTTATACAAACTACCATCTCAAACACTACGCTTTTCAACAAAGTCCCGCAGGTTTATAATTTCTTGATGAAGTCTTTGAAGATATCTGCTTTAACTTCCGCTAATTCTTCTCGTTTAGTTCTTTCGATTTCTTCTTTGTATTGTTCAACTTCCATACTTTTCAGTACTCCGTTGTCCCATACCCACTCTTTACCTTCCATTATGCCTTCTACGAAAGCGTCAGGTGCCGATGGGTCTGCGACTATATCAGCCGCAGTTGCGAGGTAAAAGTCTTTACCAACAAAGTTTCTTCCACCTTGTTGACTAATAGAACCCATACCTCTAGATGATACACCCAATACAGCACCTTCGTCAATAAGATTCTTAACGATTTTACCATATGGTGTATCCATGACTTTCGCTTCACCAATGAAGTTTTTACCTTCAGGTTTTAAACTAGTAATCATGTGTGAAACTCTTTCGAGGTTCACAGTTGGTCCGTCAGGATGTCCTAACTCACCAAAAGCTCTTCTTTTATCAATAAACTCTTTTGTGTATCTTCTTACTTCTCTTGCTAAAGTCTCGACAGGATAAATTCGACCATT